CAGTAAAGATATATCGCCTATGCTATACCCTAATGTGGTGGCTCAAATAGGGCATGCATATAATGATGCTATGATATTGGTAGAACTTAACGATATCGGTTCAATGGTTTCTAATATTCTTCATTCCGATTTAGAATACGAGAATCTATTGACTACAGCGGTAAAGGGTAGATCAGGGCAAGTAATTAGTGGGGGATTTGCCGCCACCATTCAATTTGGCGTAAAAACAACAAAAACAGTTAAAAGAGTTGGTTGCTCCAACTTAAAAGATATGATTGAGAACGATAAGTTGATAATCAATGATTATGATACAATTCAAGAACTTTCAACTTTTATAAGTAATAGGAGCAGTTATGAAGCTGAAGAGGGAGCGCATGACGACATGGCTATGACATGCGTTCTTTTCTCTTGGTTAGTCAGACAGGAGTTTTTCAAAGAGGTGACTGACACTGATATTCGAAGAAAAATATATGATGAAAAGATTAAAATGTTAGAGGATGATGCATTACCCTTTGTTTTTATCGACGACGGAGTGCCTGAACATACGGTTCAAGATATGGAAGCACCCTTTGATGTAAGTGAATACATCTCAAGTGCGAACAAGGATTACTTCTAAAAAGTCGTTTTTTATAAATATTGGTTAGAATAAGTAGCCAACATTATTAATTTAAAGGAGATTAAAATGCCTTTCCAAGTATCACCAGGAGTGAATGTTAGTGAAATCGATCTAACAACGGTGGTTCCAGCAGTATCAACTACTGATGGCGCTATCGCTGGTCATTTTGCTTGGGGTCCAGCTGATAATAGAGTGCTTGTATCTAGTGAAGATGCACTCGTTCAAACGTTCAGCAAACCCAATGCAAATACGGCAGACGATTTTTTCACTGCAGCAAACTTCCTTGCTTATGGCAATTCATTATATGTAGTTCGTGTCGTTGAAAACACAACAGCTAAAAACGCTGTAACTTCTGGAACTGCAAGACTAATTCAAAACGAAGATGAGTATGATGCAGCAACTCTCTCTGGTTCAAACGGAGAGTGGCTCGCAAAATATCCAGGACAGTTAGGCAACAGCTTGAAAGTTTCAGTTTGCGCAAGTGCGGCTGCATTCGAAAATAGCGTGACGAACTTAACAAACTACAGCATTTCAAGAAATAACTCAAACGTTGTTTTCTCGAATACTGCAACAACTAACGTATCGGTTGGTGACATTCTTTTACTTGGTCCAGATAGAGAAGCAAGAAAAGTTAAGTCAGTAAGCGACTCAGTCATCACGCTAACACAGGCATACAGCGGTAACACTCTTTCCGCTTATACCACATCTTTAACTCGTCGTTGGGAATACTTCAGCAATGTTGATGGTGCACCGACCACGACAGCATATGCTAACAGCGTAAATGCTCAAGCAGACGAGATTCACATCATCGTTGAAGATGAAGACGGAGCGATTACAGGAACACCTAAAACTGTTCTTGAAGTGTTCAAAGGTCTTTCGGTTGCTCCAGATGCTAAAGATAGCGTCGGCAACAATCTTTACTACAAAGATGTAATTAACAATCAATCACAGTGGCTTTGGTGGAACTCTCATATCAGCAAAACAAATGCTGGTTCAAGAGCAGACGCAGGAACTTCCTTCGGTTCGCCAACCACACCAATCAATGATTCTTTAAGTGGTGGTTTAGACGGTAACGCTCCAGGAGAAGATGATTATATCCGTGGATATAACACATTTGCTTCTGCTGAAGATGTTGACGTTTCATTGGTCTTAGGTTCAGCAATCGGTCAAACTGTTGCTGTTCATATCATCAATAACATCGCTGAAAGTCGTAAAGATTGTATCGCAGTATTGTCGCCTGAAAGAGCAGACGTTGTGAATAACAACGCTTATGTTGGTAAACAGGCTGAAGATATTGTTGCTTATAGAAACACCCTACCATCAAGTTCTTATGCGGTTCTTGATAGTGGTTGGAAATATCAATACGACAAATATAACGACACATACCGCTATGTTCCATTAAATGGCGATACAGCAGGTCTCATGGTTCAAACCGATCTTACTCGTGACCCATGGTACTCGCCAGCTGGATTTAATCGTGGTAACGTAAAAAATGTTATCAAACTGGCGTATAATCCAAACAAAGCAGAACGTGACTTGCTTTATAAGAATGGCGTCAACCCAGTTGTCACATTCCCTGGTCAAGGAACGGTTCTATTTGGCGACAAAACATTACTTGCTCAACCAAGTGCGTTTGACCGCATCAATGTTCGCCGCTTGTTCATCGTGCTTGAAAAAGCCATTAGCACTGCTGCTAAGTTTACTCTTTTCGAGTTTAACGATGACTTTACTCGCTCGCAATTTAAAAATCTAGTGGAACCATTCCTTCGTGACGTACAAGGTCGTAGAGGTATCACAGACTTCCAAGTTGTTTGCGACGGAACAAATAACACTGGCGAAGTAATCGACCGTAACGAGTTCATCGGTGACATCTATATCAAACCAGCCAGAAGCATCAACTTTATTCAGTTGAACTTCGTAGCTGTGAGAACTGGTGTTGACTTTAATGAAGTCGTAGGGCAATTCGGCTAATAAATAAGAGAGACAGGAGAAAACAAAATGGCTTTCAATATTAACGAGTTTGCTGGTGCCCTAAGTCAAGGTGGTGCAAGACCGTCACTTTTCCAAGTTAGTATCACTAACCCAATCAATGGAGTTGCTGACGTTCAAGTACCTTTCCTCTGCAAAGCTGCTCAGATTCCTGCTTCAACTGTATCAGCGATCGATGTACCATACTTCGGTCGTCAGTTGAAGGTTGCTGGAACTAGAACGTTTGCTGAATGGTCGCCAACAATTATCAACGATGAAAACTTTGCGATTCGTAACGCAATGGAACAGTGGTCAAATGCGATCAACTCTTTCCAAGGAAACATCAACACAGCTGGTGGCTCGAGCCCAAGTTTGTATAAAGCAAACGCTCAAGTTACTCAGTATGGCAAGTCGGGCGAAATTCTTCGTGTATATGACTTCGTTGGTTTATTTCCTACGGAAGTTGGTACGATTGATCTTGGCTGGGAAAACGGCGATGCAATCGAAGAGTACACAGTAACGTTCGTTTATGATTACTGGCAAGTTGTTGGTGGAAACACTGGCAATGCTGGCGGTATCTAATACAAATACATTATTTTAAGGGTAATAGGGGGCGCATAAATAGTTATGCGATGCCCCCTATTATTTTATTGAGGAAACGAAATGGCAGTAGAACTATTTGGCTTTAAAATCGGCAGAGCCGATGAAGAAGAAAAGAAATTAGAAAATGTAAAATCATTTGCGCCACCGTCAAATGATGATGGTTCAGTTGTAGTAAGTGAAGGTGGTGTATTCGGGACAACAGTAGATCTTGAAAATACCGTAAAGAATGAATCTGCTCTTATTTCCAAATATCGTGATATGTCTCAACAGCCTGAAGCTGAAAGAGCAATTGACGATATCGTAAACGAAGCTATTGTTGTTGATGAAAGTCAAGCATCAGTAGAGCTAAATCTCGACAATGCCGAGCTATCAGAAAACATCAAACAAACAATTCGTGACGAATTTTACGAAATTTTATCGCTTATGAAATTCAATTACAAAGGTTATGACATTTTTCGTAATTGGTATATTGATGGTCGTATGTATTATCACATTATGATTGATGAAAAAAATCCAAGAGCAGGTATTCAAGAGCTTCGTTACATTGATCCAAGAAAAATTAAAAAGGTTCGTGAACCTAAAAAAAGAGATGCTGCCACAGCGCAACAACAAGCTGGTATCAAGGCATCAGAAGTTTTCAATAAAAAATATAATGAATATTATCTCTATCATCCAAAAGGCGTTGGTAGACAAAATCAAGGCATTAAGATTGCTCCAGATTCTATAGCATATATTCATTCAGGTCTAATGGACGTTGGTAATGCAACGGTTTTAAGCCATCTTCATAAAGCATTAAAGCCACTTAATCAGCTTCGTATGCTTGAAGACGCAACAGTAATTTATCGCCTCGCACGTGCACCCGAGCGTCGTATTTTCTATATCGACGTTGGTAACTTGCCGAAAGCAAAAGCTGAACAGTATCTTCGTGATATGATGATCAAACATAAGAACAAACTTGTGTATGATGCTAACACTGGCGAAGTAAGAGACGATCGCAAATTCCTTACAATGCTTGAAGACTATTGGCTTCCAAGACGTGAAGGCGGAAAAAGCACAGAGATCACCACGCTTCCAGGGGGACAAAACCTTGGAGAGTTAGATGACGTTATGTATTTCCGCAGAAAACTTTACGAAGCATTGAATGTTCCTGTCACAAGAATGGAATCAGAAGGGCAGTTTAATCTTGGTCGTGCTTCTGAAATTACTCGTGACGAATTAAAATTCTCAAGATTTATCAGCAGACTTAGAAGAAAATTCTCTGACCTTTTCTTTATTTGCTTAGAAAAACAAATTTTGCTAAAGGGTGTAATGACTCGTGCAGAATGGAACGAAATAAAAGATGACATCTATTTCGACTTCCTTGAAGACAATCACTTCTCAGAATTAAAAGAAGGTGAAATCTTAAGAGAAAGACTTGGTATATTACAAGACATTGATCAATATACTGGTAAATATTTCTCTCAAAAATGGATTCGTAAGAATGTATTGCGTATGACTGATGAGGATATTAAGGAAATCGAAGACGAAATCGCCGACGAAGGTGAAAACGAAGATGATGACATTGAAATTTAATTTTTTTATAAATAGGTGAAGGAGTAATTAATATGTCCGACTATACAACAAGAGATGCGGTTCAATTCGCTTTAAATAATAAAAACGCCGACTTCAAAGCTGCTATCAGCGATCTGTTAATGAATAAAGTACAAGACGCTGTTAACGTAAAAAGAATCGAAGTAGCAACGAACTTTATGGCAACGAAAGATGAAGTAGAAGTTGAACCAGAAGTCGAAGTCGAGCCAGAACAAACCCAAGGGGAAGAAGATGAGCAAGATTCAGAAGTTTAAGTCTTTTATCGCTGAAGCGCCTGCGCAAGATTATGTTGCGCCAAAGGATGACGACGAAGAAGTAAAAGATTATAAGCCACGCTCTAAAGGCGAAAAAGATTTTAAAGACGATCATGGTGCCGCCAAAGTTACGGAATATCCAGGAAAAGATCGTCAAGATGGTGCTGAAAAAGTAAAATCTGCTCCACAACCAAAAGGTAATGGAGGCAAGTAATGAAAGTATTAGGAACGGCAACACAATTATCTACGAGTACAACTAAATTTACTGAAGCATCTGCCGTATATGTTTTTAACACCGACACAGCAGCAGCTGTTCTTACTGTTCGTAATGCTGCAGATAGCGGCGACGTTGGAACGATTTATATTCCAGCTAGTAGCGGAACTGTAATTCATTTAACGCTTGGCACTGGTTTAAGAGGGGCAACAACTCTCTATGGCACACAAGTGGCTGCATCGGGGTACTAAGATGAAACTG